TCCAAACGCATTGATGTCACTTTCTAAATTAGTAAGAACTGAGTTTACATCATCTGAGGAACTGGTGGTGTAAGTAGCAGTGTTAGCTGAACCATTAATATTAACAGTAATGGTGTAAGTTTCTGCATCACCATACTGCTTAAGTACAACACTTGCAGCCCTGTCTTCTTGATAATTACTTGTAACACTAAGTACTGCAACATCAATACTTGAATTAATAACAATAGAAGTATCTTGGATAGATACCATTTTAAGTTGGTCTTTTGTACCGTTTAAATAACCTGTCCCATCTGGGTAAGTTACAGTACAAGTAGCTCCTGTTTTTATGTTCCAAATATTAATGGATGGTGTTGAGCCTATGATTACACCGATGTACTCTTCATCATCATCTCTATTAAGATAAAACCACTTACCATCATCATAAGTGGTTCCAGTACCAATATTTAAAACATGTTCAAATCCAGGTCGTTTAACTAATCCAAACGTAGGATCAGGATACGCATTGTAACACTCACGTACTTGACCTGGCAGTTTTCTGTCATCTGATTGTCTTGATACACCACCGAGGTAGTTTAAAATTCGTTGAGTTACTGCTGCCATTACCTATAAAGTGCTTGGAACGGTTTGTAAGATTGATAGTGATTTGTTTCACCTGAGTGCCCAAAGAAGGTGTAGTCACCTTGATTACACTCATACTCCATCAAATTACTTCGTGAATAAGCTTCTTTTTGTTGAAGCATCTGGTATTGATTAGGATCACCTACAATACGACTAGATACAATTACAGCAGCTCTTGCGGTAATATAATCTTGAACAGGTTTAGGTAGGTCAACCCAGTCAAACAACCAGATAATATCACAAGCGACGTTATCTTTACCTTCAGCCCAATCATAGGAATGGCTGATCTTGTCGTATAGTTTACCATTACGCCTTACGACATCATAACTCATATTATTAGGGTTAGATGACAGGTCAATTTGGAGTACGTTGTTAGGAATTTGAATTTCGTTGTTATTATCAGGAATCATTTCATAGTTAAGTTCCCGATTAAATGACCAACCTTCCGCCTGTACTTCCCGAGAGACTTCTAACAAAGTCCCATAGGCAATCGCAACGTCCGGGTTGGTTTGATCTAGGGTAGTGACAGGCGCTTGCCCACATGATTGCAAAATTTGATTAACAGCAGGTAGTTCCTGTGTCGCATTAGTGGTAGGAAAAGCCATTGATTATCATTCTCAATAAGAAATTAAAAAAAAGGAGCCCCCGAAGAGGCTCCCAAAAGAATCAGAATGCAGAAGGTGCAGTGCTGGTAACGTGAAGTTCCACAGCAGCAGCAGGGTTGAGGTAGTCACAACCACAAGCCAAACGACCAAGCATCACATCACCTTGGTAGATGACGGACACATCGCCGCTGGTGACTTGCACCTGAGGACCAATAGCTTCAACCATACCGGCAGCTTCTTTCTGGAAGATCAGACCACAGGAAGTGGAGCCGACTTCAGCAGCAGTACCGTAATCGTTGTTAATACCAGTGCTAGCGTTGGAAGCATCCTCAAGGGCTTCACCAACGAAACTACCAGTATTACCAGGAGAGGTCACACCGGTGGTGCCACCATACTTGGTACCATAGTTACCCAAGAACGGAATGTTCATGGACTTGTAGATCTTGATACCAGCAATCTCCACGATACCCTGACCACCTTGCAGTGCGGTACCTTGGACATCACGGTTAACAAGACCGTTAGAACCGACAGCTTGGATCAGTTCATAGTATTGACGGGGGTTCAGGACAGCCACGCGACCGTCGGAAGACACACCCTTTTCATCCAGAGCAGCGGCAGCATCATAGAATGCAGCAACCAGCTTGGCAGAATCATAAGCATCAGCTTCGGAGCCAGCACCAGTACCGACCTGAATCTGAGTACCACCGGGCTCAACATAGCCAGTAGCAGAGACAGGGGAAGCAGAACGTGCACCACGTGCCACAGCACGGAAGGCAAGACGGTCATACTTCTCAGCCAGAGCATAGCCGATCTTACGGCTGATCTCAGAACGGAGGTCGTAATGAGCCAGGACTTCGTCCAGTTCATACACGAATGCGGAGCTGATCAGAAGGTCATCAATGGTGATGGTCTTCTCAGCCACCGGGGGTGCACCGTTGCTATCACCCAGGATGCTGTTTCCAGGAGTATGGAACTCAGACTTTGTACGACCCGTGTAGATGAACTGCAGAGACTTGCCGTTCTTCAGGGTACGCTTCATGATCAGATCCCGAGCAATAGTGTTGTGCTGGAATCCTTTGAACATCTCACCGCTAAAAAGCTTGAGATACAGAGCACGGGTATCACCCGTAAGGTTAGCCTGACCCAGCTGAGTAAGCTGAGAAGGGTTAACAGAAGATTGAAATGCCATTGTAGTAGTAAATAATTAAATATAAAAGACTACCAAACGTTTGATATATAAAAATTTTTGTGGTAAAAATTTAAAGGTCTTTTACCAAACCGGTTCGGCAAAGGGTGTCCTCGTAAGGGCCAATGCCAAATAAGTAAGGAGAGGAATCGAACCCCTCCCAGTGTCACCAGATTACTTCTTGTATTCAACACCGCGATAACGGAGCGTATCAACACGATAACGCTCAGCACGCTTGCGCTGATTATCAAGGAAACGAATGAGATTAATAGACATAGTTCGTACAAAATAAACCTAGTCCCCGTTCCATGACTAGGTAACATGCGACCCGAAGGTTGAACGTACGAATTAATTATTTCTTTTTACCAGCCTCTCTAAAGAGTTGCATCAAGCGTTCAAATTCTTTGGTGTCACCCTTGCGGGCAGCCGCTTCCGCTTGTTTTTTAATTTTAAGTTGGCTGGTAAGTTTACCGTCACTAAATCCAAACATAATATTAACCAATAGTAGGGGCAGTAAGAGCCACAGGAGTGGTCGATGCCGATGCGAGATCGAGGGGGAAGTTGTGCGCATTACGTTCATGCATTACTTCAAAACCAAGGTTAGCACGGTTAAGAATGTCAGCCCAAGTATTAATGGTATGACCTTGACGATCAACAATAGATTGATTAAAGTTGAATCCATTTAAGTTAAACGCCATAGTGCTAACGCCAAGAGAAGTGAACCAAATCCCCAAGACGGGCCAAGCGGCAAGGAAGAAATGAAGAGAACGACTATTATTAAACGACGCATATTGGAAGATAAGTCTGCCAAAGTAACCATGCGCAGCAACAATGTTATAAGTTTCCTCTTCCTGTCCGAACTTGTAGCCATAGTTTTGGCTTTCATTTTCAGTCGTCTCACGAACGAGAGAACTGGTGACAAGACTACCATGCATAGCTGAGAACAGAGCCCCACCAAATACACCGGCAACACCAAGCATATGGAAAGGATGCATAAGAATATTATGTTCAGCTTGGAAGACCAGCATGAAGTTGAACGTACCGGAAATGCCAAGAGGCATCCCATCAGAAAAAGAACCCTGTCCAAACGGATAGACAAGGAAGACTGCAGTCGCTGCAGCCACGGGGGCAGAGTAAGCAACAAAGATCCAGGGCCTCATCCCAAGTCGGTACGAAAGTTCCCATTCTCGTCCCAGGTAAGAGAAGATACCGATAAGGAAGTGGAACACGACGAGCTGATAAGGTCCGCCATTGTAGAGCCATTCTTCAAGGGTATTGGCTTCCCAGATCGGGTACAAATGTAATCCAATTGCGTTACTGCTAGGCACGACGGCACCAGAGATGATGTTGTTGCCATAGAGTAGAGATCCAGAAACTGGTTCACGGATGCCATCAATGTCTACAGGAGGTGCAGCAATGAAAGCAAGAATAAAACAGGTGGTGGCGGCAAGGAGACACGGAATCATCAGTGTCCCAAACCAACCTACATAAAGACGGTTATTGGTAGAGGTAACCCAGGAACAAAACTCTTCCCAGGTATCCCTCTGCCGAGTAAGTACAGAAGTAGCCATAAAAATGTTTTAATTGTGTTTAATAGAACCGACCCACCCACCACAAATTAAATTAGAAGTTGTACTTCACACCAACTTTAGTACCATAACCGTTGTTGTTATCACCAGTGATGAACGACAGCTCACCATAAGCACCCAGCTTTTCAGACAGGGGGACAGAACCGCCAACTTTACCAGACAGTTCCACTTCAGCTTCTCCACCATCAGGAGAGACAATAGAAGGACCACCTTGGATATACCAGTTAGAACCTTCGTAACCAATGTGGTTATCAATCACAGTACCATTATAATTAGAACCAGTGAAACCAGAGTTGGCTTCAATATTCACATAAGTACCAGCAAGTGCAGGGGTTGCAGAGAGAGCAACGGCAGGGAGGATAGCAAGAAATTTCATTGTAGTTTGTTTAAGAAAGAATAAGTGTACTGTGTGCGATTACCATGAATACCCCAACCTAGCCAATACCAGGCATGGTTCATGTAGTAATCAACTGTTTGATGTTTAGTTTGAAATGCATGGAGATCATCTCTGAACTCCATTTCATTAATCATGTAACGTGTCTGACCCTCCAACGAGGATGGGTCACAACGCCATTGTTTGCAGAACGTGCCCAATCCATCATAACGATGTTGGGAGGTCCATTGGATGAGCCCGTAGCCCCCTCTCAGGCACTGATCGTAGGGCACGATAGCCCCACCCTCACATACCTTAGAACGGAAGTGGGACTCTTGTTCTATGTTGCCCATGATCACAGCCAGGGCAGTTTTGTCAGTCACTTCAGCACGAGTCTGCAGTTGCTCTAACACATACTGTTGCGCTGGCGTGCAATCTGGGCAAGTAATCATTTTTTCTTAGCAGTTTTAGCTGCTCGTTTGAAGTTAGCTGCAGTAGGAGCACCAGCACTGCCGGGCTTCCGCATCTTTTCTCCAGAGCCTTGTTTAATACGCAATCGTTTTGCGTGGATGTTAGCGTAAAGACCTTGTTTAGCCATTACTTTTTAGATCCTTTTTTAGGGGGACGACCTTTTTGCGTACCGTAAGTACCTTTACCTTGTGGCATTACCAAACTCCAGGGATAATTTGACCAGTTAGAGCGTAAGCGCCCAAAGCAGCCATGACGCCCAGCATAGCAAGACGACCGTTAAGCTGCTCAGCTTTTTCATTGTGTGTCACAGTGATGTTTTCCATAATGATGGGTGGTTCTTTAGCAAAAATGTTTTGTTGTCCGTGTTCGTTAGTAATTGTTGTCATCAGAATTGAATGTTAGAGCGTTCAAGTTTCTTCATTACGTCACGACGATAAGCAGGATCGTTATCATAACGAGGATCAGACATAGCTTGTACAACTTCAGCCTGACTACGGAATGCAGATCCAGTGCCTGGTGACTTCCCTTGAACAAGATTACCTTCGACACCATTAGATTCTTGGTATCGATAAGCCAGGGCTTCAATGGCAAACCTAGCAGCAGCCGGGTTACCTAGTCCCATAACAGCATCATACATATCAATGTCTTGTTCAGACAAGTTTTGGCTAGCCCAACCCAACAATTCATTGTACTGATTTTCACCACCGACCAGACCTTTAAGGTTGGTTACGTCTTGATCGGTCATAGCTGGACCCTGCTTACCTTCTTGATTAGAACGGTATTGCAAATACATCTCTGCAAGTTGCACGGGATCCGTCTTAGTAAGAGCTTCAACAGTTTCAGGATTAAACTCTGTTTGTGACTCATCCCACAAACGATCCAGAATAGATTCTGTATCATCAGTAGGTGTTTCTTCTACAGCCTCATCTTGATTTGTCTCTTGAGAGCCCAGTTTCTTTTGAAGTTCAAGGTAAGCAGCTTCTAGCTCTTCAGCGTTTTTATATTTACCAGCAAGTCGCTGCTCTTGCTCTTGTTCCATTTGTTCACCGACCTGAAGAGACTCTTGCTCATCAGCATTGAGTTCTCCTGCTGGGGTTTCGTCAGGAATCATGGACATTACTTCAGCCATATTTAACTAGGTGGTTGTTGTTGTTGTTGTTGCATTAGTCCAGGGTTAAGTTCTGGATTTTTAGATGGATCATTGATAGGTGCCTTCATAGCATCTACCTCCATCTGTTGCTGTTGCATTGCCATCTGCTGTTGCATTGCAGCGGCTTGCTCTTGTTGTACTTCTTGCATTGAACGTACAAGGTTAAGTACATCAATACCTTGAGAAGCAGCAAAGCGTTTGATCACTTCATCAGTGTTGATGAACTTACCAATTGCATCAGGTCCAAGAGTGTTAGCAAGTACAGTAAGGAACTGTGTCAAACTATCACGATCTTGTCCCCGACCAAGTGCATTGATGCCAGCAACAATCGTAGGCTTGACAATGTTCTTAGGAAGACGTGGGATTTCACCAGACTTCTGTGCATTATCTAACTTACGATTAAGATACGGAACAAGAAACTCAACAGTCAATAGACTAAACAATCCACCGAGTTGTGACTCAAGTTCCATCTGTGTCATCCTGACTTCTTCAGCAGTAGTGCGCTCAGAATCCCTGACATTAAGAATCAAGAATGCTTCACTTAGTCTACGCTCAAGTACACCTGCCATTTCATAAGCAGTGCGGAAGTCAGCGGTCTTACCAACCTGAATGACACCAACGTCATCAGGACGACCTTGGATGATAGCACCGTTACCAGCATTAGCAAGGGTAGCAGGCTTGGTGGTAGAGCTGGGGCTCACCACAAACACTACCTTAGCAGCTGCTGCGCTGCCTTCAACCAGGGCTTGTGTCAGTGCTTCAAGTGACTTCAGGTCACCAATGAACTGACCGACCCTACCACGTCCATAGTTCTCCCCATCAACAGTGTTGAACCGTAGTGGAATCCATGGGTTAGTTCCTTCAGGTGCTTTACCTTGAGAACCTTTTAGAACATGATCATATACTTCTTGGTGCCAAACAAAACGATTGTTCTCTCGTCTGACATGTGTGTACACATCACATTCATCATCATAGTCACCGTAGTTATCGCTGACCATTTTATCCTTGAGATAATTCTCAGGAAGTTTATCTTCAACTAATTTTTTGTTGATTCGTTCTTTAGTGACGATTTCAATCACGTTGCCGTTGCCATCACGATCGACAACAAAGCGATTCAAAGGATAAACTTTAAGTCCCTTACGACCCATGAATACCAAAGCGTTACCGCCAACAACAAGGTGAAGCAGTGCTTGGTGCACAGCAACACGGTCATCAGTAGCAGCAATGGATTCAAGAATGATTCTTTCGACTTTTGCAAAAGATAAATCAAGTTCAGATTTGATCTGTGGCCCCATCTCTTGACCCAATTGACTTTCGTCAAGTTGTAGTTTAAAGAAGCTGGTTTGAACGGGAAGGAGAGCTAGCATCAACTTGGATGCCAGAGTCACTACACCTTTCGCACCAACGCTTTGGTGAGGAGTCAAGAGATTCTTCATGCCGGAGACATGTTCTTCATGTCCACGAATCAAGTAAGGAAGTGTAAGTTTAGATGCCTGTTCAGCTTCGTTTAAGAACTGGGAACGGTCACTGGATAAAACGTCATATCTAGTTTTAGCAGACATTGTTATTATGCAAAGGAGCTAGCCATTGAAGCCATTGAAGAGCCTTTAGATGGTTTAATGTTAAGACCTTTGATGCGTAGGTTTTCACGCCCAAAAGTACCAGATGTACCAGCTGTAAGAAGTCGATTTTTTTCAGCCGCTGACTGACTAAACCTTACATCAGCTGGATCTTTTTGCCCATAAGCAGCAGCGATTTGCATCTGCCGTGCTTGACGTTCTGCATCCTTTCTAGCTTGCTCTTGCTGCATCTGAAAAATCCGCATACGTTGCGCCATGTCCGCACGTTGTTGATCAATAATAGCTTGATTACCGGTGGCAATAATGTCAAGCTCTTTTTGCTTAAACTCTGCATCTTCGGCACGTTCTGCTGCTCGAGTCGCTTCTCTTTTGTTTTGAGCATAAAGTTGAGCTTCAGGTGAAGTAGAAATGGCTATCACTGCGTCACCTAAACTAGCACCACCAGCTACAGCGTCTCTGAAATGCCTTAATCCTGCTGTATCCAAGGGTCTACCAAGATATGTGCTACCAGCAGCATTCAGGGTTTTTGTATTGTAAGCATCCGCTTCTTTTGATTCTCTGATCGATTTAGCAACATCAGCAAGAGTAGCACCGGCTTGCATTTGACCGCGGAAATAGTCTAAACCACCTTTGTCTGCTGGGCGCCCAAGATACTTTTCGTATAAATTTTCAATTGACATTTAAATTTTCTCCATTTATTTAGTAGACAATTTAGAGATACTAAGTGGACTCTTTAAAGTATCATCCTCTTTCTTTTTATCAGGTCGATACTGATTAATCATCAACTGAATTGCACGGCCCAGATCTTTTTCTTGTACAAGTTTTTGAGCTTGCATGTTAGGATCTGCTTTTTGCTTAGGTGGTGGTGCAGGAGGCTCGTACTTAAAGGTATTTCTGATACCGTAATTAAATGTTTGGTTTGCTTGCGGTTTGATCTGTGCTTGACTTTGTTGTTTTACAAAATCTTTACCAGACATTCCAGCTTGCTGAGCAGCATCAGCAGCCGCCAAGTACTCAGCAAAATTCATTCCCATTTAATTCTCCTCCATGTAATTAACCACCCACTCAACGACACTACGTTGACCGGATCGGTACATGATTTTTTCCATTGTATCTTCAGGTGTAGGGTTAGCGGGTGGAAAGGTTTCTTCTAATTTAGCAAGCATAGCATTAGCTGTCATGCCCCTGACATCTAGAAGATTAAGGTCAGGCATATTGGGGGAGGTTGACATTAGAATGCTCGAAGAAGGCTGGCATTCGTGCTGACCGTGTAGCGGAAAGCTCAGGAGCTTTTCCTTCATACATTAGCCGATCGCTAGAATCCAGCCAAAATTTTTTGTCCAAATATCTATCTTGGGTATTAATACCTAGTGGTTGCATTACCCAATTAATTGTTGCTTTACGGAGTTTATCTAGTGATGGAGAAATCTCCAAGTTAAGTTCACGACAAATCAACGAGTTCGTTGCGACATGAACTTGCTCGTCGCGTGAGATGTCGGCACTAACTGTTCGCATTCCTGCGTCACCACAAAAACGAAAGAAGGGTAGTAG